TTCACCATCTCTCCTGATCTCACGACCAAGTAGAGAAAGTTTACCTTTACCTTTCAAAAAAGTATAAAAAGATGTATTAATAACCTCCTTAGTAGCAGGTTTAAAAAATTTTTTAGCCTTACCTATCCAAGACACATTACCACCGGTAAAGTGTTTGGTAAATAAGGTTGATGGTTCAGCCCCAATCCAATCAATAATGGAATTTTTATTTGGCAATTTGCCATAAAATGACTCATACCAAAAATTCCACAAATCAACCGAAGGGATGGGGCTTACTGAAAATTTCGCTTATTCACCTTATCCACAGATTTGGTGGTCAATGGTACAAAACCAGTATATGTAGTATTAGTAAAATTGTGAAAACCACAAACTTTGCCATTAACATCAAAAACTGGAGCACCACATGCGCCACCTTCAGTAGAACAGTGATAAGTGGCTCTTTCAAACATTTCTCGAAAATCAACTTCCATAACAGAAGAAGCATCTTCAAACATTTTCATCTTTTTAAAAATTATAATTGGATCACTTTCAGTATTATTATTCATAACACTTTTAACATCCCAATACATAACCTTCACTTTATCATGTGCCTTAATATCACTATTAATACGCAATTGAGGAACAAATTCACTTGAGAATTTAGTAGTAAAAAGTAAATGATCATTGATAAACTCAACACCATCTTTAAACTTCTTCACCTCATACATATATGGATTTTCGCCCTTAATAGCTTTTGCACATATAGTAACTTCTTTCTCTGGATCAACAACTTCATTGTTGCTATTCATATCCTTCTGAAAAAGATGGCGAGGAATAACAACACCACCCAAAACAAAAGTACAATTAGTAGCAACAAAATCTGTCGGTTTAGAACCTAATTTAATAAATGCCACACCAACACTAGCCAAAGGCCTATTAACAACAAAAGGTTGACCATTAACAATAGCCTCCTTCTTTTGACCGCTCACTTTGGGACATGAAGCAATTACATGGCCATTAGCTTTACAATAACGACACTCAACAGAATCACATACAAACCAATCATGATCACCACCACAAATTGTACCATCTTTCTTCTTTAACGTACACTTTCGCAATCTACGCAATTTACCACGTACATTAGGATCATGCCATTTGGCATTACCATCTTTATCAAAACAATTAGCACCATTACACTTAGGATTGTCACATTTAACTGAAACAACCTCTTCCTTCATAGGAGGTAACGGCGTAGGTTTTGGAGGGTTAGAATCACTACTCTCCAATGTACCTTTTGCTAAATTATTCAATGCACGAGTAACACTAGGATCCCATTTTGGAGCAGATGAAGATAAATTCGAACGAGCTGCACTTTGATCATCGTAGCCACGCATAGCTTTCTCCTCTTCAGCCCTTAAATTATGAACCCTATCGGCATGTCTAACAGCACGATCTAACTCATAACCAGATGGTGACATATTCTGCAATTCATGACCATTACGATCATACCATTGTGTCTCCTTTTTCTCTTTAATAGCTTCTTTAACTGGAGCAGCAACAGATCTAACATCAGTAATAACGGTAGTAGGATCACGACGCTGTTCTTTAATCAAATCTTGATTCTTTTGCTTAGTACTACGCTCTCTCTCTTGCTTAGCTTCTTTCTTCAATTGACGTTTACTCTTGCCTTCTTTTACATCACTCTTCTTAAAAAGCCGATAGACAATAATAAGCCCAGAAATAACTAAAAGAAAAACTAAAGCTGTACCCCACTTGGAGGTACGCATAGCACTCCTCAATGTACGAATATGAACTTGATCTTCAATTGCAG